ACTCCTTTACTCTGAGAATACCAAGTAGTAACAATATCTGTTACTTTAATATCTAAATCCTTTTTTGTTTTGATATCAAATGATTGCGTAGCAGGTAATACTAAGTTAGGATTATTTGATCCTGTATACCATTCAGCTCCTCCTGGTTCATCAGGATGGAACGATGCTGTCACATAATCTGCAAATGAAGAGGTTTCCCAAAATCCATATCTATTAGTGTCTGTATTTCTCTTTGTCCAACTAACTCCATTCTGTGTTTGTGGTTTATCACCATACATTCCTGTTCCGTTAATCCAACTTTTAGCTAGGGAATACTTCTAGTGTAGATTGTTGATCAATACCCTCTGCCGTAGCTACATATGATTTGAAATGTGCATCGTAAGTATTATCCTTAACGATATTGTCCATTACATAATCAATATCACTCTGTTCAAACTCTATTAAAAAACGTGAAACAACGGAAGAGTTTTGGTAATTTACAAAATCTGATACGTTCCAAAGTAAAGGATTACTATTCCAAAGAGCACCTTCGGTGTTCCATACTGAAAAAACAGTTATGGTTTTTAATGTACCTGGTTCTGTTGACTGAACGTTCCGAACCTCGTTCATAGCATCGAGCCCAGTGTTTAAAAGGGAGAACTCAGAATATATCGAGGCATCTTTGCGAGCCCAAATTTTTATCACTGCCATATCAGAATTGAGTTACGCAACCTGTGATATCTGTGTTAGGGAAACGTACACTGAAAATGCTCGGATCTAAACTAGAAAAAATTACACCATTTTGTGTTCCACCTTCTATATCATAAGCATATCGTGAGTATCCTAAAGATTCACCAGATTTGTTAGTTATTGTTACTCGTTTTACAGTTTGAACTCCATTAACTTGATCTAATAAAACATTTATATCTCTAAGGATAATTGGTTGATTAATCTGCCAATTGTCAGTATTAAAAAACTCTATAAGTTGTTCTAAACATCTTTGTAATACTTGATTATTATTATAGTTTGGAAGAGTAATTATTTCAAAGTCCACAGCTATATTAATTATATAAGCATCTTTAATAGTAATGGAGTCACCAATCATCTTATATTGACTTAGATATGTCTTAAGATTATTCTTAAGAGCAAAAGAAGGAACTCTTAGTTTACCATCTAAATCATATGATAGGGTATATATCTCTAATGTTGTAGTAGAATTATCGTTATTGGGTTGTTGTACAAATGCTTTTGAAATATTACCATACTTACTAGGAAGCGATAATGTTCTTACTAAATAGTCATCTGCTGTTACTGCTCTTAGCTGGGTAGAAAAGTTTGATATTGCATTCTCCCGTATTTCTTTTATAGAATCTCCTGCTGCTCCACCTGTTGCTGAATTAGGATTATTGGAGGAAATAGAATCGAATATATATTGAGATGTAGTTGGATTTAAATTATTCTGTAAGAATGTAGCACGCGTTGTAGATATGTTTGTAAGCAAGTTAGCATCTATATTGGACTCTACACCACCTCCAGAAATATAACGAACTGTAAGAGTCGTATTGGATGGCGCAATCCCATAAGTATTTGTAAATATAAAATTAGTAGGGGAGTACGCAGTAGTTAGTTTTGCTTGTTCATAAGGTAGCCCAAGACCTACATTTTTAGAATTGGGAATTATTTCTTCATCATTATCATTGGCATTACCTGAACCAAATTGTAATTGTAATGTTCTATTATCTAAAAACCTTGTTGCAAATCTTCGTTGTACTTGTTTTAGTTGTAGAATGTAAGGAGCGTCAACCTCTTGGTCTTGTGATGCGGGATTATTTACATTTGTATTTTTAATACTATCATAAACTGCGTCTTGTCCTAAGTAATCTACTTCGTACCACTGGTTCCCATCGGAATCAAAAACATCAAGTATATATCCTATACCTTGTCCTGATAAAGTAACTGTTGGAAACTGCTCGTGTTCTCCAAAACTAAATGTTGCTGTTTTGATATCTCCTGAAATAGCAGGTCTTCTCTTTCTAAGTAAATAAAAAGAGGGTAGATTATTTGATATTTGCGCTACTGTAATCTCTGTTGGATCATTAGATGACGAAACAGAAAAATCGATGGGGTTTTGTATTGTAAAATTAACTTCAGTTGTTCCCGTAGATTTTACAGTTGTATTATCAGGGAAATAAAGTGCGTAGCTAAAATCTGGAGCTGAACCTGTATTAACTATTTTTGAAGGGACTAGTTGATATACATCTAATTCTGTTGTAGCTAAAGAAGTCGCTCTAGGTTTGTACCCATACATGTACGCTAAGTTGTACAAGTTATTAGCTTGCTTAGCATATTGGAGAAAGTTCTCTTGTAGCTGATTATCTAAATAGTAACTAATAACATCCCCTACATAGGAAGCCTGTTCCATAAACATCATCCCAGGAGAAGTGTTTGAGAAATCAGTATATGTTGTAGGAAAATAGGTCTTAGAGTAGTTTATTAATGTTTCTCTAAAATCATTAAAGTCCTTATTTAAATACGATATGTTTCTTGTTACTTTCTTAGCCATTAGCTAAAGGTTAGTTCTACGTTATCTGTTATACCTGTTTCTGCAACACTATATCCTATACTAATTGTTATTTGATTAAAGTCAGGATTCCCTGAGATATCAAGTTGATTTAGGTTGATGTTAGGTATATTATTTTTTATATCATTCTCTATCCTATCTTCTAATTGTTCTAGGTTTTGATCTGTTATTTGTTCAAAAACAAAAGCACGTATACCTGCTCCAAAGTTTGGGTTTGCTATACGCTCCCCAGGATTTGTGAGTAAATAATTAATTAGGTTTGCTTTAATAGAATCTTTAGTTTGATAAGTCGTTCTAAAAACCCCATTAGCATTAAATGGAATATCTACCCCAATACCCACATTCGGTTGGAGGTCAGTTGTCAGTATTTGTCTTTGACCAAATGCCATTAGCCTTTATTCATTATTCCCATAATCTGATCCATTGATACTTCACCATCTGGCAATTTACCATTTGGAGAGGTGGTATCTACAGGACCATGTACTTGTAGGGGTTGTGTAGGAATGTTTCCTGTTGTAAACTGAGACTTCATATCCCCAAGAACATTCATGTAGCTTTCACGAATCTGCTGTCTATCAAGTGGCGCAGATTTAGGTTGTACAGGTGGAGGAGTCATTTGGGGAGTTTCAACAATCTGTGGTCTTGCTCCTGCTTTAAATGACTCATAAAGAACTTCTTTAAGTTCCTCTTGTATAGCTTCCTTTACTGTTTCTTTGATTATTTTTTTAAGTGCTTCTATTTTCATACTATAGACTCTTTGTTATAAATATTAAATTATTGAATATATCTTAATTAGGAGTTAATCCTTCTGACTCGATTTTAAATATCAATTCGTTAATTAGTATTTGGTCATTAGAGGAGTAGGATTTATCCCCTTGTAATAAAACTACCCCATCTTTATTTTTTGCAACTGCAAATCGTCTTTTTATTGATTTTCCTTGAGCTGCCTCCTCACTCTCTGTCTTTACATCAAGTATAAAACCATTATATTCAGTAACAGATGCTTGACCATCGGTTGCAGCTTGATCTGTCAGGGCAGTTAATTCTGTATCTAAAGCTACTTGTACGTAGTTTCCAGATAGTAAGTCTTGTATATTAATGTCTGAATTAGGGTCTATGCCTAACAAACTTTTTAGTTCAGCGTCTGAGAGTGTTGTGAAATCAAAGTTATCTATTGTATTTACTCCTGCGGCTCTTGCATCGTCAGTGTTCAGTCCACCGCCGCTTATATTATCACCATTAGAACCAACTCCTATACCTACATTTCCTGCAGCTGATCCAGATACAGCTCCTGTAATATCCCCTGCTTGTTTTTTATTAAGCTCATCTAGAACTTGTTGTCGTACTCCATTAAGACATTCTCCAATAGCAGTGTCGGTAGCATTCAGTAAATCAACAGCTTCTGATAAAGCTAAAGAAAGAGGCAAGGTAGAGTCAGGAATAATTGAAGTAATATTCTTGAACCTATCTAATGACTTATCTATTATCTCTCTTTTGTTATCATATGAGGTAACCATCCCCATAGTTTTTGTCAGTGGAGGTGGGAAAACTCCACCAGCAGGAGATGGGGGAATACCTAAAGCAGTAGGTGTAGGATTTTTAGCTAATAATTGTCTTATTACCTGAAATGCTGTTATAAGTGCTTCTAAAATACCAGCTTGCCTAGATGCTGATGTTATTGACTTGTATGAATTATTTAATTGTCTTGTTGTTTTGTTTTTCTCAGAAATTGCGAGTTCTATCTCTGATATAGGGGGACAGCTCTTATCTTCTAAATCTGCAGGGTCTTGTATTCCAAACTTAGATAATTGTTTCAAAGCAAATGGAATGAGCCTTTGATATATTTTTGTTGTTTCTGCCATCAAGGTCTCCATTACTCTACTCTCAGGACCCCCATTAAACTTATCTTTTAAAGAACGTAATTGTACTGTACCAAACACTATTATAGCTGGTAGAGTTATACCGAAGTCTGGTATTAGAGGTTGAAGCTCAATGACATTTACTTTTTGTTTCAATGAACCATCTTGATTTACAGCGCTTACTTTTTTAGGCGCAAACTTAGGTGCTAGAACTTTTACTGTGTTAGGTGGATTATCTCCTTTAAAATCAAAGCTGAAAGCACCAAAACTATTAGTTCGTGTAGTAAGAGCACCTAGAGATACAGTGGCTCCTTGCACAGCTTTGCCTGTTTTTTTATCGCTAACTCTTCCGTTTAAAGTAGCCATTAGATAGTTTTAGATACTTTAGAAAGAAGTTTTCCCTTCTTTACGTTATTTAAAATGCTTTCCGCTGTAACTTTTGTGTTTATTGCTACCCCTATAAGTGGTAAATTTGGAACGGCAGCACCTCCAGGCCAATTCTGAGCTGTCTTTAGTTTATCACATAAGTTAGATACACCTTGAACTAAGGCTTCAAACTGAACCATAAAATCATTACCTAACACTAATTGTTGGTCTGCAGACTTATTACCTAGTCTTAAATCGGGGGTACTTAAAGTAATATCAGCATCGGATGCAAGACCCATAGTGTCAATACTCTGTATAGCAACTTTATTTCCTGAAGAAACTATTACATCACTTTGTTTTGAGTTGAATAATAGCCTTCCAGAGTTAAGAACTATTTGATTCTCTGTATACTCTTGTGCGTTTGTAGGTGGATTATCAAAAGCAGAGTAATCTTCGTTGCTTAGGTTTATAGGTATCTTCTGTGTAGAAGTAAGATACATGGATGACTTATCAAGATTTACACTCTCACTGATAGGTAACCACCCTTTATCACTAGCATCCGAAGGTTGACCATTTCTAATAATAGTTATTGGGTCACCATTGTTACCAACATCAGAATACTCATTTTTATAAGTAGAATCTGTCTTAGAAGTATTACCTAATCTAATAGAATTTCCAAACCTACCCTCGACTATCACATCTCCTGAGTAAGGCATTAATGGGTGAATGTCAGTACGCTCAACAAAAGTTCCTCCAGAGTCACCGTTGAGGTCAATCTCTGTAGAACCATCGCTTACTCTTCTAACACTGCCCCCTTCTACTTGACTATAATCATTTTGTTGTCCAGGGTCTAAGGGTGCATCCTGGATAGGATTAGGCATTGCATTATGGTGAGGGTGATTCCATACAGAAACAGGATTTATATAGTAGTAGGATTCAGAACTAGGGTCTGTGTTTACTCCTGCATCAGGTAGCTTGAATAAAAAAACAATTTCATTCTTAAGAGGGTACTGAATAATATTGCCATACATAGGCTTGGCAAATCCTCTAGACTTCCTGGAAGGACCTTGAAAGTTAACTAGCTGATATTCTATAGTTCCTAAACCATTCCACTGACCTTGGTTTTTGAAATTAGGAGAGTTTTCGTCATAGATGATATTAACTACACGTGCTTTTACAAACTTTGCAGTAAAATCATTGAACTCTTGTTTAGTAACAAAGTTACCTCTTTGACTTACTCCTGAATTAACAGCACCAATAAATCCCTTATCAGCCATTACTCTCCTCGCTTAAATCATCTATTGCGCTTAAAAGCTGTGATCTTTCTTCGTCTGTTAGAATTAAATCTCCACTTTCCTTTGTATTGGCTACTTTAGAAACCAAAGAGGCAAGTTTAACAAGTATCTCATCATTCTTTACCCCAAGGTCTAAGTATGATTTAATGTGTGGAACTATAACAGTTACATCACCAATATCTTGTATTAATGGCTTTAATTCTGATATTAAAGTCGAAATTTGTGTATCTCTTTGCCTTTGTTTGTCGTGTATCTCGGTAAAAAGATTCTCTAATTTTTTCTCAAAGTCCATAATATCCTTTTATCATAAATATTTTGAACTTATATTTATCTTAGCACTTGCCTTA